ATCGAGCGCGAGAGAAACTCCCCGATCGAAACCAGGGAAAAGGCACCCCGAATAAGTGACCCATGCCAACACCGGTAGTTTCAGCCGACCAGGTCAGCCCCGGCGGGCGCGAGGGGGGCAAGCATTGGACGCTCGCCGAGGCCGAAGCGCGCCAGGCGGCGGCTGAAAGCATGAAGCGCGAGCGCGTGGTGCTGCGCGTGCCCGACTGGTTGGGCGAGGAAGCCCGCAAGGTTTGGGCCAGCCTGCGCCGGCGGCTGGCCGGGATGGAGCTGCTCGACAACCTGGACGCCGAGATGCTGGGCATCTACTGCGACGCCGTGGTGCACTACCGCGACGCATCCAAGACCCTGCGCGACCCCGATCACGCCGTGACCGACGAAGACGTGAAATCGGCCCAGGCCTGGGCGCGCATCATTTCAGCATACGCCGAGAAGCTGGGGCTGTCGCCCAATGCTCGGGCCCGCCTGGGCAAGAAGAAAGCCGAGAAGACGATCGATAACTTCGGCGCGGAGTTCGACCGATGACCCACCCCTGCACCCAGTACGCCCTGGATGTTGTCGCCGGGTTGCGGACGGCCGGGAAGCCTGAAACCCAGGCCTGCCGGCGCCACCTGGACGATCTGGCGCGGGTGGGTTCGCCCGATTTCCCTTGGATCTTCGATGAAGCCAAGGCCGACCGCATCTATGCCTGGTTCGGGTACTGCAAGCACGTCGAAGGGCCCCTGGCCGGGCAGCCGATCGTGCTGGAGCCCTTCCAGATGTTCGATTTGGGCTGCATCTTCGGCTGGGTGCATGGCGAGACGGGGCTGCGCCGTTTCGAGAAAGCTTACATTCAGGAGGCGCGCAAACAGGGCAAGTCGACGCTGATGAGCGGCCTGGCGCTGTACCTGATGTGCGGGGACGGCGAGGAAAGCCCGGCGGTGTACTGCGCGGCGGTCGACAAGGAACAGGCCAGGATCATCTACCGGTCGGCTAAGTCGATGGCCCATAAGTCGCCGGACATTCGCAAGCGGCTGAAGATCCGCGACTACGAGATCGGGCATTTGACCCGCGGCGGGCAGATGCGGGCGCTGTCGAAGGATACCAAGAACAAGGACGGCCTGAACCCATCGGGCGCCATTCTCGATGAATACCACGCCCACCCGACGAGCGAGATCTACGACCTGCTCTGGTCGGCGTGGGGGCAGCGGGCCCAGGCGCTCTTCCTGATCATCACCACGGCCGGTTTCGATACCGAGCAGAACCCCTGCTACCGCGAGTACGAGTACTGCAAGAAGATGCTGGCCCAGGCGCTGCCCACCCCCAACGAGCGCTACTTCGCCATCATCCGCGAGCTGGACCCGGGCGACGACGAGCACGACCCGGCCAACTGGGTCAAGAGCAACCCCCTGCGCGCATCTACCCCCGCCGGGTTGAAGAAGCTTCAGGAGCAGCACGATGAGGCCTTCGGCAGCCAGGACCCGGTCAAAATCCGCAACTTCCGGGTGAAGAACCTGAACGTGTGGATGGCCGAGCCGGAAGACAGCTACATCGGCGAGCTGCTCGGGCGCTGGGACGGCCTGGGCGTCAGCCGCGAGAAGTTCGCGGAACTCACCCGTGGGATGGCCTGCAACGTGGGGCTGGACCTGTCGAAGAAGATCGACCTGACCGGCGACGCCTTCGTCTTCGCCCTGCCGGACGGCGTGGTGGGGGTGTGCGCCCAGGGCTTCATGCCGGGCGAGGGGATCGTCCGCCACGAGAAGACCGACCGCGTGCCGTATCGTGAGTGGGCGCGTGCCGGCTGGGTGACGACGACCGAAGGCGACGTGACCGACTACCGCCGGATCGCCGGGCACATCCACGACCTGGAACTGTCCAACGGCTGGAAGGTGCAGGAGGTGTGCTACGACCCATACAACGCCACCCACTTCACCAACGAGCTGGCCGACGAGGGCTATACCTGCATCGAAATCCGCCAGGGCGTGCGCACGCTGAGCGAGCCCACCAAGCTGTTTCGGGAACTCGTGGCCCAGGGCAAGGTCGTCCACGACGGCTCGCCGGTGCTGAAGTGGTGCCTGGCCAACGCCGTGGTAGACAGTGACAACAACGAGAACATCAAGCTGAGCAAGAAGAACGCCGGCGACACCAAGCGCATCGACCTGCTGGCGGCAGCGATCAACGCCCTGGTGCGCATCCAGGCACTGCGCGAAGCCGAGGACTATCGCAGCTATGTCAAATCGGGCAATTATTCGCTCTAAATGGGCATTTTTTCGGGCACGAATCGGCCTGTTTGGCACACGAATCGGGCGGATTCTGGGCCAAACCGGGCGCTTTTTGGGCCTTGTTTTGGACGATTTGCTGGTCGTGGCGGGCCTGGCCGTCCTGGTCGGGACGAATTTCCACGTCAACGAGCTGCTCGGCTGGTACTCGCTCGGAGCGGTACTGGTCGGCGGCGGTGTGCTGGTCGCCCAAATGTCCGGCAAGCGAGGTAAGAAGTGATCATCCGCAACCTGTTCGAGCGCCGCGACCGGGCTTCTTTCATCGCCGATTGGCTGGCCGGGGTCGACGACGCCTTCACCAACGCCACCGGCGAGCCCGTCAGCCAATCCAGCGCGCTGACCCTGGCCGCCGTCTACCGCTGCGCCAACATCCTGATGGACGACGTCGGCAAGCTGCCCATCCACTGCTTCAAAATGAGCGGCGACGACCGCGAGATCGACCGCAACCATCCCACGGCGCGCCTGCTATCGGTGGCGGCCAACGAAGCCATGACGCCGATCAGCCTGCTGCAACTGCTCGAGCTGCGCCGCGAGTTCTGGGGCAACGCATACGGCTACGTCCAGAGCGACTACAACGGCGCGGTGACCGAGCTGATCCCCGTGCCGTCCGAGTACACCGTGCCCTTCGTCGCTGCCGACCGCTCGCTTTGGTATGTCGTCAGCCTGCCGGGGATGGAGCCGCGCAAAATCCCCAGCTACGACATGCTCCACCTGAAGGGCTTCTCGACCGACGGGGTGAGCGGCAACTCGATCTTGGGCTATGCCCGCGAGACGATCGGGGTGGCCCTGGCCGAGCAGAAGTTCGAGGGGCGGCTGTACACCCAGGGCATGAAGCTGGGCGGGGTGGTCGAGACGCCGACGCGCGTCGAGCCAGAAGGCAAGGATGCGATTCGCCGCGAGTTCGAACGGATGACCGCCGGGCTAGGCAACATGCACCGGGTGGCCATACTGACATCGGGCGAGAAGTTCACCAAGCTCGACATGCCGCTGCGCGACGCCCAGTTCGTGGAGAGCCGGGCCTTCGGCATCGCCGAGATCGCCCGCTTCTGGGGCATGCCGTTATACAAGCTCCAGGAGGGCAAGCAGGCTTATTCCAGCAATGAGCAGCAGGCCCTGGATTACCTGAGCAACCCGCTCGACGCCATCCTGGTGCAGTACGAGCAGGAGTTCCGGCGCAAGCTGTTGGCGCCTGGCGAGCAGAAAAAGCGCTACTACCGCTTCAACCGCTCGGCGCTGATGCGCACCGACCTGGCGGCGCGAGCCACGTTCCTGAAGACGATGGTCGATGCGGGTATCTACACCCGCAACGAGGCCAGGGCATACGAAGAGCACAACGCCTACCGACCGGGCGTCGAGAACCCGGCGGACAGGCTGTTCGTGTCGAAGAATTTTGCATCGATCGAGAACATCGACCGGACGACGGGCACCCTACCCGCGCCAACGGTCGCCCAGAAGGAGGCAGCATGAACGAAAAGCAAATCAGAGTCAGAGCATACACCGAAGGCCCGGTGGAAGTGCGCCAGGGCGACGACGGGCGGCGCAAGATCGTGGGCTATGCCGTGCGCTGGGGGCTGCTCAGCGTGCCGATCTACGGCGTGTACCGCGAGAAGTTCGAGCGCGGGGCGTTTGCGGCGGCCCTGGTCGACAGGCAAAGCGACATCTACGCCACCTGGCAGCACGACGTGCGCGAGACCCTCGGGCGCAGCCCCAACACCCTGACCGTCAGCGAAGACGAGAACGGGCTGCGCTACGAGATCGACCCGCCGTCGTGGGCCGAACGCCACCTGGAGAGCATCGAGCGCGGCGACGTGCGCGGTTCGAGCTTTACTTTCATCGCCCAACTGGCCGAGTACGACTGGGAGAGCGACCGCGACTACGTGATCCGCACGGTGAAACGGGCCGACCTGTTCGAAGTGGCCCCGGTGACCAACCCGGCCTACCCGCAGAGCACTGCCGGCGTGCGCAGTGAGAGCGAGGTGGCCGAGTACATCCGTTCCGAACGCGCCCGCCGCGAGCAGGCGCAGCGTGATTACCTCGCTCGGCAGCAGGCCCTGCGGGATGTTTCAATCAAAACCTAGCAATGGAGGCAGACATGAAGATCAAGAATGCGGCCGAGCTACGCGAGGCCAAGCAGAAGCGCAAGGAGCTGGCCGACCAACTGGCCGGCGCCAACCAACCCGAGATGACCCCCGAAGAGATGCGCGCCTGGGAGTCGTTGAAGGCCGAATTCGACAGTGCAGACGGCGAGATCCGCGCCTACGAAGCCTATCAGGAGCGCTCCGGTACCGTCAGCGCCCTGCAAACCGCGGAAGAGCGCGGCCAGGCACAGGCAAACCGCGAG